AATACAAGTTGTTGCTGCAAGAGGACGCCAATCTGGCAATCTTCGACCAAGCAACAGGCGCAGCTGTTTGGATTGCCGGCTCCAATCAACCCTACAGCACGTCAGGTCCAGGCAGCGATTTTCCTCTGCATGTTCTGATGTGGGGCGGCCTATATCTCTACGATCCTATTCGCGGCCGCACGTGGTATACCCGGGATAACACCACTGATGCTGAGGCTGGTCGGTATTTCCTGTCTCTTCAGAACGATGCGAACCTTGTCATCGTCGATATCCAGGCTCTGTGGTCGACCAATACAAGCGCAACCTTTACGCCTGCAGCGGCAACTGCGACCGTTTTGAATCCCGATCAGGACATGAAGGTTGCCGCAGTCTATCCGGCTGGCGAGTACAAACTCGTCTTCCAGGCAGACGGTAACCTAGTTGTGTATGACAAGAACATGAAGGCGACATGGAACTCGGGAACCCACAATACCGGTGCCACCAGAGCCGTAATGCAAAGAGATGGCAACTTTGTAATTTACGACGGTGCCGGTAAAGCTGTATGGCATACGAGCACTTTCGGCAACCCAGGCGCGTACGCTCAGATTCAGGAAAACGGCGCATTCGTCATCGTGAAGAATGTTCCGATCTGGGCACGTTTCGGTTGGGCTCCTGAGCCAGTAAAACCTCCACGCGCTGTGTTCTACCCGGATCACAGCACTGGTCCGTTCCCGCTCTTTGGCGGAATTGGCTGGGATTTCTGACTGCTGATCAATCATCTGCCGCTTCGCTCGATCCGAGCTGGCGGCAGGTGGTTCTGACCCCCCTATTAAATACTTGGCAGATCATTATTTCTGCCAGGTCTTGATACCTCGGTGCACACTGGAGTAGAGCATGAGCAACGTCACCAACATTCGCCATGCAGTGCCTGTGAGTGCAGAGATCAGCAAGGCGCTCATTGATATGGACGCTGCCATCGTAAAGGCCATTGATGCCGCTAAGGCTGCTGGCCTGCCTCAAGGGTTCGTCGTATCCACGCTGCACGGGCACGCCTATGCGCAAACTCACATGATGGTCTCCCAATGAGCGTGAGAGTGTTGGAGTTCAAGCGCGAGGACTGGCGGGATGCGGCCAAGACGCTGCGCAAGATCGCCGACGACCTTGACGCGGGTGAGCATCCCGAGTGCACGGTAGGCGCATTGACGCTGATCGGACCGAAGGGTGAGGTGACCGTGTTTGGTCTCGGCCCCAAGTGTGACGACCTGCAGTGCCTGGGTGCGATGCGCCTGGGTGAGCAGAAACTGATTGATGTGCTGCTGGATACTGATGACTGAGGGTGTGCCGCAGCGTTAGTGCGGCACGGGGTGACGGTTAATCACGGTCGCTTAAGTGCGTCTATAAGACTAAATATACCGCTTGGCTGCTCGGGCATACGGGTGTCGGAGAGCGGTTCAAATATAACCTGCGCGCTGACTATTACCTGATCGTTGAGTGTGAGCTTACAAAAGGTCTCGCGCGCTGCATCGCTAGATGCTTGCTGCAGTGGATCGCATTTGAGAAAGCCAAAATGATCATTGATGCGCACCTTTGCTCCTTGAATCGCATCGCTGAGTTGAAACTTTGCGGGCATTAGATTACCAATCCCGGCCCATATCTGGGGCTGATCGTCAAAGGAAAAACCTGAATGGGACCTACCGCACAAATTCACGAGGGTGCGCTTCCCGTCAATGATCTGAGCGTCGGTGTAGCAAACATACTGCCTTGTCACGACGTCCACCTTTCCGGGGCCATAGTTCGTCTTAGTCTCCTCTGGGTATGAGGCACATCCGCTGAGTAACAAAGATGCTAGTGCCGTAACTATGGTGAGGCGGGTGCTTGCGAGCGACATTGGGTAGCTACCTTGCTGTAAAAAATCGCCATTAGTAACGGCTAATAGCTATCATTTCAAGCTTTAGGTGATTTATGGGAAGGCCAGATCCTCCATCCACTCTTCTTGAGCTGTCGGATCTATCCGGCGTCGGTATACGCCTGACTCCTGCGCCCGAGGTGTGGAACTGGCTCCAGTCCGAAATCCTCGCTGATACAGGCAGCATCCACAACGAAGAACACGCCCATCTGATCGATGCTGACATCTGCGTCATGTGGGCCTCATCTGCCTTCACGAAGCAGGGTCGCGCAGTGCTGGGTCAGGCCGAGCAAGTCGCCTTCCGTGCGGGTGGCTGGCAGAAAGCCCGTATGGAACAACAGATGCGTGACTGGTTCGGCTACGTGCCGAGCTACATCATCACCTTGGCTGCTGATTACTGCTCACAGTGCAGTGACGCCGACTTCTGCGCACTGGTCGAGCATGAGCTTTACCACATAGCCCAGGCGACCGATCAGTACGGCGCACCCAAGTTCACCCAGGACGGAATGCCCAAGCTTGAGATGCGTGGCCACGATGTCGAAGAGTTCGTCGGCGTGGTCCGTAGGTATGGGGCAAGCCCCGACGTCCAGCTGCTGGCCGACGCTGCAAAAAAGCCCGCTGAAGTGGGCAAACTCAACATATCGAGGGCCTGCGGAACCTGTCTGCTCAAGTCGGCATGAACCTTGACCGCCCTTGACGGAATCGAAATCTATGGCAGCTCTGAGAGACGAGGTGAAGGCCTTCATTGTCCAGGCTCTCGCCTGTTTCGATGCGCCGAGCCAGGTGGTACTGGCTGTCAAGGAACAGTACGGCATAGATGTATCCAGGCAGCTATGCGAGCGTTACGACCCAAACAAGTATGCGGGCCGCGACCTCAGTCAGAAATGGAAGACGTATTTCCATGAGTGCCGATCACGCTTTCGCGAGGAAACCGCTGATATCGACATAGCCAACCGCGCTTACCGACTACGCGGTCTCAGCCGAGTCGCCCAGAAGGCGGAGGGTATGCGCAACTATGCCTTGATGGCGCATCTGTACGAGCAGGCCGCCAAAGAGGTGGGTGATGTTTACGTCAACCGTCACCGCAAGGATGAGCAGGGCGACGAACCAGCAATTCCGACTCGCATCCAGGTCGATGTAGTGGACGCGAGGAAGCCTGATGCCCAGCCTTAACGTCCCGCAATCAAAATTCCTACTGCTGCCCCACAAGTTTCGTGCATTCGTGGCAGGTTTCGGCTCTGGGAAGACTTGGGTCGGCTGCTCGGCGCTGAGCAAGCACTTCATGGAGTGGCCGGGTGTCAACGCGGGTTACTTCGCGCCGACTTACCCGCAGATACGGGACATCTTCTATCCGACGATGGAGGAGGTGGCTTACGAGTGGGGCCTGAAGACAAAGATCAATCAGGCGAACCATGAGGTTCACATCTACAGCGGTCGGCAGTATCGCGGGACTGTGATCTGCCGATCCATGGAGAAGCCTCAGACCATCGTCGGCTTCAAGGTTGGTCATGCGCTGGTGGATGAGCTGGACGTCCTGACTTCGATCAAGGCGCAGCAGGCATGGCGCAAGATCATTGCCCGGATGCGTTACAACTTGCCCGGCCTGAAGAACGGCGTGGATGTCACCACAACGCCGGAAGGCTTCAAGTTCGTCTTCCTGCAGTTCGTCAAGCAGCTGCGCGACAAACCAGCGCTCAACGAGATGTATGGGCTCATCCAGGCCAGCACCTTCGACAACGAGCTGAACCTGCCGGACGACTACATCCCGTCGCTGATGGAGTCATACCCCGAGCAACTAATCAGGGCGTACCTGAACGGCCAGTTCGTCAACCTGACGTCCGGGTCGATCTACCACGCGTATGACCGCAAGCTGAACCAGTGTTTCGACACGGTGCAGGCCGGTGAGCCTCTGTTCATCGGCATGGACTTCAACGTCGGCAAGATGGCAGCGATCACGCATGTGAAGCGCGACAAGGGCCTACCCAGAGCCGTGGACGAACTCATGGATGGCTATGACACGCCCGACATGATCCGACGCATCAAGGAGCGCTATTGGCGGCACGACGGCGACAAATTCGTAAAGTCCTGTGAAATCCGCGTTTATCCGGACGCATCGGGCGACTCGCGCAAGTCTGTGAATGCCAGCGTGACCGATATCGCCATGCTGAAACAGGCGGGGTTCACCGTCATCGCCCCAGCTGCGAACCCGCCAGTGAAAGACCGCATCAACGCCATGAACGCGATGTTCAGCAACGCTCAAGGCGAGCGGCGCTACCTGGTGAATCCGTTTACCTGCCCGACATACGCGGACGGCCTTGAACAGCAGATATGGGCCGCAAACGGTGAGCCTGACAAGTCGCAAGGCAATGACCACGCAAACGACGCCGGTGGTTACTTCATTCACAAAGAATTCCCGATCGTGAAACCGGTCGCTTCTCTCAACCTGGGATACGCCCGATGAACAACGACGTTTCCTTCAAGCGGCCTGAATACATTGAGGCCTTAGACCGCTGGCTGACGGTGCGCGACGTCTGCGCCGGCCAGCACCGTGTTGTTGACCGGCTGCCTTACATCAATCGACACGACAAGTCAGAAGAGAACGTCGAGCGCAACAACGCTTACCGCGAGCGCGCGGTGTTCAAGAACGCCACCGGTCACACCCGAAATGGGCTGATTGGGCTGGCGTTCCACAAAGATCCAACGCTGACGGTCCCGAAGAATCTCGAATACCTGCAGGACAATGCCAACGGCGCAGGCGTGAGCATCTATCAGCAGTCGCAAGGCTCGCTTGAGAAGGTCTTGGAAGCCGGTCGGCATGGTCTTTTCGTGGACTTCCACGAAGACAGCGGCATCGGCGGACATTCGGTCATCCTCACGTACACGGCCGAAGACG